AGAAATGGCGCGACCAGAAGTGGGTGAGGATAGGAACCGATGGTGAGATTAAGGGTGAGTGTGGAACTTCAAAAGATAAGAAGAACCCTGACCGCTGCCTACCTTCGGCTAAGGCACGTTCTCTTTCTAAAAAAGATAGAGCTGCGACTGCAAATAAAAAAAAGAAGGCTGGCGCGAAAGGCAAAACCGTTGTTAGCAACACCAAAAAAGCTAAGGTCAAAGGATACAGCCTCGGCGGAGAAGTCAACGAACCCAAAAGGCCGTACAAAGGAAAAGCGGAAAAAGGGAAAGCGGTCGCGAAAGGGTGCGGCGTAGTGATGGCAGATAAGCGCAAACAAACGTTTGGCGCTCGGCAATTTTAAGATGAAAGACTTGAGGCTATGACAACATCAGGAACCAGGGACTTCAACATAGATGTCGGTGAGATCATCGAAGAGGCTTACGAACGCTGTGGCATAGAAGTCCGCACGGGATATGACGCACGAACGGCTCGAAGATCTTTGAACCTGATGTTTGCTGATTGGGCAAACAGAGGAATTAATATGTGGACGGTCAGGTCGGCCACCGCCACTCTGACAAAAGGAACCAGTGCAGTAACACTAGATGCCACGGTTGTGGATGTATTGGAAGTTGTGCTGCGCCGAGATGGAACGGACTTTGAGATCAACCGGATTAGTCGCGGAGAGTACGCAACTCTTCCTACTAAAACCACTGAGGGACGGCCTAGTCAATTTTACTTTGATCGCCAGATTGTTCCAATAATTAACCTTTGGGCCACGCCTGAGAACTCCACTGATCAAATCGTATACTATTACGTCCAACGTATTGAGGACGCAGACAACCTTGTAAATACAACAGATATGCCATTTCGGTTTTACCCGTGCATGGTTGCTGGTCTAGCGTACTATATTGCAATGAAGCGAACACCGGATCGTTTGCAGATGCTAAAGACGGTCTATGAGGAAGAGTTCCAACGCGCTTCGGACGAAGATGAAGATCGCGTACCATTGAAACTCCAGCCCAGCTTTCAATACTTGAGGGTCTAGCATGGCATACGCTTCTGATAAAAACGCATATGGTATATCAGATCGATCTGGTTTTCGGTATCGTTTGAAAGATATGCGTGTGGAATGGACTGGCGCTAAAGTCGGTAAGGATGAGTTCGAGCCCAAGCACCCACAACTATTTCCTCCTAGGGTTGGAAATGATCCTCAAGCACTACTAAATCCTCGCCCCGAATCTGGTTTGGCGGAGCAACGAAACATTCAATACGGTTGGAATCCTGTTGGCTTTAGAGGGGATGAAGCATTCACCTCTAATCCGCTACTTGCTGAAGGCGCCGTGGGAGAGGTTACGATACAGACATGAGCTTTACATATACCACGCTGAAAGAAGCGATACAGGATTATACAGAGAACGATGAGACGGGGTTTATTAAGAACCTTCCATTGTTTATTGAGATGGCAGAAGAGCGTATTCTAAAGAACGTGCAACTGACATTGTTTCAGAAGAACGCCTCGGGGGTCATGACTTCTGGCAATCAATACGTTGCGGTTCCTTCTGACTTCATGGCGCCGTTCTCCTTGAGCTTTATTTCCAGTGGGGCAAAAGAGTACTTACTGTTTAAAGACTTGGACTTTGTGCAGACTTACACGCCGAACCCCGCGACCACTGGCGTTCCCATTTACTATGCTCAGTTTGATGTAGATAACTTTGTAGTCGCGCCAACGCCCAACGCTGGTTTTGATCTGGAATTAAACTATCTGTATCGACCTGCCAGCTTAACCACTAGCTTGTTTACCCTAACGGTAGCTCCTGTGTCGGGGACGTTTACATCGTCAGATACAATAACGGGCGGCACTAGCGGCCAGTCTTCTGCGGTTAGCGAGGTTACGTCTTCATCAACGTTGATCGTTGGAATACCCAGTGGCAACTACACTGTGGGAGAAACAATAACGGGCAGTTCTAGTGGGGCAACTGCCGATATAAGAGCCATTGGTGCGGACACTTCTGTAAGTTGGTTGAGTGACGAGGCTCGAATGACATTGCTGTATGGAAGTTTGACTGAAGCCTACACCTATATGAAGGGTGATCCTGCACTAGCCAGTGTTTACGAGCGCCGGTTTGCGGAAGGCTTATCACGTCTCAAGAACCTTGGTGAGGGTCAGGAGATTGCAGATGAATACCGGTACGGACCAATAAGGAAACGTAGAACATGAACAATATGTCTTTTGGTGTTTCGATGTCCAATGATTTTAAGGTTGGTGTGGAGACTACAAACAACAGGGGCTTTACTCCAGAGGAAACCGCAAAGCGTTGCGTGGATAAAATCATCGGAGTTTCTGATAACGCACCTCCTGCAATTAAGGACCAGGCTCTAGCCTATCGGGCGGAGATGGAGAAGATCATAGCAGTGTATATGAAACAGGCTATCAAGAGTGATAGAACTACGGTATATAATGCAATAAAAGATGCTGGTCAGCCCACGTTGGCCGAATATATAAGGAAAATGTAGATGGCTTTTAACGGCAACTTTCTATGCACTTCTTTTAAAGTTGAGATTTTAAAAGGCGTACATAACTTCACGGCGGCAAGTAATCAGTTTAAACTGGCACTGTATGATAACAGCGCCACGTTCACCGCTGCAACCACTGCTTATACGTCAACCAACGAAATCAGTGGCACAAACTATACCGCTAAGGGCAACTTCCTGACCAGTGTTACTCCGGTCGCAAGCAGCACAACCGCGCTTACCGATTTTGCTGATGAGGTGTTTTCGACGGTTACTATTTCGGCGGTGCGGGGCGCGTTGATTTTTAACGAAGCCGCCACTAGCGATCCTACCGTGTGCGTATTGGACTTTGGCGCAGATAAAGCTGCCAGTTCTGGCGACTTTACGATTGTATTTCCAACTGCGGACGCCTCTAACGCGATTATTCGGATAGCCTAATGGCCGATTCGGTCGCAGCCTTTCAGGGGTGGAATAGCTCCATACAAGGGTGGAATACTGGCACTTGGAATACCAATGTTGCCTTTCCATTAACTGCGACCAGTGCAATTACAGGCGTTGCCACTTCGGGTGACGCGATAAATGGCGTCACGGGAACTTCAGCTACAAGCGCCGTTGGCGCTGTAACCGTTACAGGTCTTTCTAATGTTTCTGTAACAGGTGTCGCAGGCACGTCTGTTCTAGGAAGCTACTTCACAACTAACGTCGAATCACAGATGACTTCTGCCATAGGTTCTACAACCATTGTAGGGGCCGCGAATGTAGAAGTTACGGGCGTTAGCGCGACAGGTATAGTCGGTACTTTGAGAACTACATGGGGCGAAATAGTGCCATCTCAAACATCTGATTTTTTAAACATAACCGTTTCGCAAACACCGTCTTGGGCGGATATTGCAGCATAGGATAATAACATGGCAAGTGTATATACAAACGATCTTCGCCTAGAAGAAATTGGGTCAGGCGAACAGTCTGGCTCTTGGGGCGATACAACTAACACCAACCTAGAATTAATTGCAGAAGCCTTTGCCTTTGGCACTGAGGCTATTACGACTAACGCCGATACCCACGCAACGACCATTGCGGATGGGGCCACTGATCCCGGTCGTGCGATGTTCCTAAAGTATACAGGCTCGTTGGATAGCACTTGCACCATTACATTGGGTCCAAACACCGTCAGCAAGATGTGGTTTATTGAGAACGCCACAACAGGTTCGTCTGTTGACATTATTATCAAGCAGGGTTCTGGCGCTACGGTTACCATTCCTAACGGCCACACTAAAGCTGTCTATTCAGATGGTGCTGGATCAGGGGCAGTAGTAGTTGATTCGCTTACTGATTTAAACGTACCCAGCTTGTTTGTTAAAAACCCCGGCACGGGTGATAACAGCACGGCTTTGTTAACTCTGCAAACGGCAGAGGCTGATATTGCTGCCGATGATGTTCTGGGTAAGATTAGTTTCCAAGCGCCAAACGAAGGCACGGGAACGGACGCCATTTTAATTGCGGCTGCTATACAGGCTATCTCAGAGGGCGACTTTAGTTCGTCTAGTAACGCTACCAGCTTAGAGTTTATGACAGGGGCGTCTGAAGCGGCCACCTCAAAACTTTCAATTACCAGTGGTGGTAATGTTGTGATTCCATCTACGGGGGGAACGCTTTCAACCACTACAGCAGGTACATCTAACCTACGCCTTGGCGTCAACGCAGGTAACTCAATAGCCTCTGGCGGTAACAACAACGTGGTCGTGGGCGATGAGGCTGGCACTGCAATTACAACTGGGGATTTTAATGTAGCAGTAGGCTTTGAAGCTCTGTCAACAGAAGACGCAAATAGCAGAAATACTGCTGTGGGTTATCAAGCACTTAAAACTCTTAACGCAGGTGCAGATTCTGAATCAACGGCTATAGGGTATTTAGCAGGTCTTTCTTTATCTACAGGCATAGAAAATGTTCTTGTAGGGGGTAGAGCAGGAGATGCACTGACTGATGCAGATTATAATACTGCTGTTGGAAGAGGTGCTTTAACTACTGACACAAAGGGAAATAAAACTGTAGCTGTTGGAACTTTAGCTTTAGCTAGTCAAAACTTCTCAACATCTACTGATAGTAGTAATACTGCTGTTGGTTATGCGGCGGGTACAGCAGTCACAACAGGTATAAACAACACTCTAATCGGGACTGGTTCTGGAGATGCTCTTACTGATGCAGATTACAACACAGCAATAGGCGGTTTTGCACAAACAGCAGATACATTAGGCAGCAAAACAACTGCTATTGGTTGGGGTAGTTTGCAAGCTCAAAACTTCACTACAGCTACAGATACGTTTAATACTGCGGT